ATCTCCGAGGCCGTGGCGCGGTTCACGTCGCCGCCTGAGCCGAACCAGTGCTCCGGCAGTCCCATCGCGCCGCCCGTGTGCGTCCTGAGCGCCTCGATGCCGTTCCAGGCGTCGTAGGTGTCCAGTCGTGGGTTGACGGCCGTCCAGACCTCCTGCTGGTTGTGGATGCGCACGCTCCCCGGCTTGGGAGGTCCGTAGTTCGGGTCTCTCGCCTTCTTCGCAATTTCGTCAGGTTGCCCGTTGTTGATCGACACATCCCAGACGAACGCTTTGAGCAGGAAGGCCCGTTCGATCTCCGAAAAGACGAACTGGTCCATGACATCCAGCAGGTCCGCGATGCTGTACAGCACCGACAGGCCGCGTTCACCGAACGGGTTCCCGCGTGTCCAGAACAGCGCCGGGTTGGTCGCCTTCGTCAGTTCATCGCGGCTCTCCCGCGTGTTGACCGTCTGGTACAGCACGCCCTCGTCGCCGCCCGTGACTGACTTCATCCTGACCGATTCGACGATGCTCCAGTTGTCCGGGTCGGTGTTGACCGTCTTGATGTTCTCGACCAGTTGCAGGCCACAGCGCAGATGGCCGTTGGCGGTGTTGGGGAACAGCGGGACCAGCAACTCCCCGAAGACCATCAGGTGCTGGAAGTAGAGCGACTGGCGACGGTCCCAGTCGTTGTACGGGTCGCGCCAGTGCCGCATGACGACCGCTTCGACCTCGCTATTCTTGAACGACGGGACGGCGCCCTCACCCAGCACGAAGTCGGTAAAGAGCGAGATGTAGCGGCTCCCGACCGGGTTGGCGCGGAACAGGTGCTTGGCGATGGCGAACATGCGCTCCTGCTGGAAGGCCGGGAGGTTGCTGCCCTTTTCGCCGGTAATCGGCCGGTACAGGTAGTCGTCGGAGTCGATCGAGACGCCGTTGAGCGCCGCGTCGAAGGCCGTCGCCTCGGTCAGTTGCTTGCGCTGCGTGATGCGCCGTGCGGGGGGTGCCTTACGTCGTCTGGACATGTGGCGCTCCAATCGTGACCGTCAGGACGCGGCCAGACTCTAGAGCCGCTGTCTCTGCGAGTTTGCCGTACAGGTACATCCGTTCCCGCGCGCCGTTCGCGAACCAGCCTTCACAGTCCCAGGCGATGACGCCCTCATGCGTGCCAACCCAGCCGCGCCCCATTGCGCGGAACTCGACAATGCCGGGGATCATGAATTGGAACACGCTCGGCGGCTGTGTGTAGTCGTCTGCGACGGCGACGCTTAGAACCGCGGATTCGTCCATGCCCAGATGCTGGATCATGCATCCATCCTGTCGTGCTGCTGCATCATCTCGGCCAGTCGCTCGTTGGTGACCTGTTCTTTCTGCTTGCGCCGTGCTTCGGCCATCGCCAGCGTGGCGACGATGATGGCCCGCTGCGCCTTGATGCGCGCCAGCCTGAGCCGGTAGAGCGCCAGTTGCCGTTGCAATTCGGGTGTCAGTTGCTTGGGTTCACCGTTCACCGCACGCCTCCCGGTTCCACCACGAAGGCACCGTACAACGAGACGCCATAGCCGCCGGTCTCGTCGTTGTAATCCACGGTGATCGCGTCAACCGAAACCCTGCCGAACGGTTTGGCCTCCTGCTCACACAGCCACTCGGCGGCTTGTGCGAGCGCTTTCCCAACCGTGTCCAGTGGACGCCCACCGAACTGCACCACAGCGACCGCCGTATAGCCATCGTTCACCGCACGCCTCCAAACCGGCTCATGCTGCGTCGTGACGCGCCGTAGGTGTCGAGGATGCTGCTCGTCTCGGCACTGGCGGCGGCGGCTTCGGGGATCTCCAAGCCCTGCGAGACGTACCTGAGCGCGTCCAGCCGGTGAAACGTCTCCTTGTTCTTGATCTTCTCGGTCGGCTGGTTCATGTCGTCCAATTCCCGCGCATAGGTGCCGATCTCCGACAGCGTGCCGATGCAGGTATCGAAGATGTACAGCCGGTCGGTCTTGAACAACGCGATCACGCGGTCGATGCCAGCCTCCACGTCCGACACTTCCGGCTCGTTGACGTAGACGCCCTGCGCGTGCCAGTCCATACGCTGCTGTGTCTCCGACTTCGCGCCACCGTGCCAGGCGACCATGTTGACGCCACGGGTGACATCGAGCGCGGCGGCGGCGTGCTCGGCCGTCGTCATCTCGCCATCGAGCGATTCCGAGTACAGGTAGTAGACGTTGGCCGCCGGGTCTTTCGCGACCAGCAGCCGCGCCGTGTTGTTCGCGCCGAAGTCGAGGCCACCGTAACGCGGCCACTCTGCCGGGATCTCGAACGGTCGGACCTTGTGACCGCCCTGTTCGCGGTAGCTGTCGCGGAAGTCGTGATAGATCATCCCGGCCGGCCGCGTGAACATGCCCCGGTAGAACATGTTGAACTTCCACGCCGGCATCGTCCGTCTGGCGCGCTCGAACTCCTCCTGCGGGAATGACGGGTTCTCGGTGCTGTCGAACTGGATGATGTCAATGTCCGTGTCGCCGGCCAGCCAGCGGTCGTACATGAGCTGCTTGACCCAGCCGAGGTTATAGACCGTCGTCCCGGCCAGCACGCGCCCCTGGTTGAGCGACAGACGCCGCAGGATGGCCTCGTAGGATTCGAGCTTGAAGTCGTCCTGTCCGACCTCATCCAGCCATGCCGCCTTTGCCGTAGCCGATTCGAGCGAACCGGGATTCGTCGCGCTGCCGAAGATGACCCGCGTCGGCTCGTGGTGGAACACGAACGAGTGTTCGCTGCCCTTCCATTCGCCAAGCCTGAGTTCGTCGCGGAACAGGCGCAGGAACTCCGGTAGCATCTTGAGGCGCAACAACGGGAACGTCGGCGTCGCCGCGATGTAGTCACCGGGTCCGCGTCGCTGAATCTCGCGGTACAGCCAGTGCGGTCCGAACGAGGTCTTGCCCGACTGCGTGCCAGCCAGGACGAAGATAAAGCGTTTCTCCGACAGCCACGCACGCGCCTGCCCCTTGTGCATGTTGAGCGCCAGGTCGCCGGCACTGTCGATCGTGTACAGGCCGTAGTCGTACAGGATGGCCGGTGCTGCACTCACAGATCCTCCGGCAGCTTCGCGGTGATGGTGCGAATCTCGATCGGACCGCCACCGGCACCGCTGATCTCAACATCCTGCTTCGGTGGTCCGTCGATCTGGCCGTAGACCCACTTGGCAAGTGTTAGCCATTCCTGAGAGTCAAAGTGCATGACGTAGCCGTTCGGCATCAGGACACTGCCGGTTGTCAATGCTTCCCAAACGTACTGAGCCATCAGCCGTTTGCCACTGATCGGATTACCGTCTACATCGGTGACGGTCGTATCACTGGCCTTTTCGAGCAACGCCGTCAGAGACCGCTCTTTCTTCGGCCTGCCCTTCGGATTGCCTGATTGTCCCGGTTGGAACTTCGCCACCTGATCCTCGCCTGTAAAACAGACAAAGGCCCGTAGCAATCGCCACGGACCTCACGGGCCTCGGTCACATTCACGTTATGACGATTCTACACTACGCCGCTGGCACATCCTGCGTCTTGTCGATCGTGTTGATCGTGCCGCAACGGTGGCACTTGATCTGGACATAGCTGCCATGCGGGACAGCGACGACAGCGAGCTTCTGCCGGCATGCGTCACCGTTGGGCTTGACCCCGGCACAGCGCCAGTCCCGCACCAGTGCCGGCTTCGTCTCAGCCGCCATCGCCAGCATCAGCCCTCCAGTCCTGCGTCCAGCGCATCGAGGGCAGCACGCAGGGCGTCGGCGCTCTCGATCTTGCATTCCCACGAGTTGCCCATGTCGAGTCCGGTACGGAACACGTCGCGCGCGGCCTCGATCACGGCGTCTGCCAGGTGCAGCCGTCGCTTCAGTTCGGCGTTGTCGATCAGATGCCGCAGTTCCAGCCGGTCACGTTCGGTCGGGATCATGGTCGCCTCACATCCTCTCGGTACTTCACGGCCAGCGTCAACGCGATCCCGAGCAGCCCCGCCGCGAGACCGCAGAGGAATGCCAGCGCGTGCGTCAGCGGGGTCATGGTTGCGACCTGCCGGAACGTCGATCCCAGACTGTTACCGGGAACGCGCCGCGACCCTTCTTGGTCGGCGTGTACATGTACTGCCAGTCGGGATCAGCGCCGAGGAAGATGTCCGTCTCTCCCACCCGCTTGACGCGCCAGTATTCGTGCCTCACGGTGGCCGGATCGGGATAGTCCTCACCGTCGTACCAGCCCACGGCCTCAGCGAACGCGGCCTTGTCGTGATGGCCTCGCGCCCAGTAGGCACCGTCGTACGATTCCATGTCGCGCATTGCTGCTTCGGCCTCGGGTGTGAGTTGTCGTGTCTCCGTCGCCATGCCGCGCCTCATTCCTCGTCCCGCTCGGCGGGGGTGTCTGCTCGTGTCAACGCCGCTACGATGCCGTCACCAACGGCTTCTTGAATCGCCGCCTCTAGCCGCATCTTGTCAGTGAACACGCCACGCAACGCGCGACGGAGCCGCTGTACACGATCCTGTTCTTCTGCAACCTGCGCTGTGAGCCGCTTCACCTCGGCAGCCAGCAGCGCCCGGTCTGCATCAGCCTGTGCTGGCAGCATCCCTGTAACGTTCGCCCGCTCCATCGCCGCCGCCAAGTCGTCGCGCTCAGTCATGTCGCCTCGATTCTCGTCACCGTCAGCACTACCGCCTGATCCTTGCGTGACACGCGCTCGAACGTCACCGCGCCAAGATGGATCGACTGGTCATTCAGGACCAGGCAGGCGTCCGCAATCCCGTCGATCGCCCCCTTGACGCGCGCCACCGTGTTGTCCGCGTCCGGCTGCCGTCCCGCAAACATCCAGCAGATGTCGAGTCGCGCCGACGACCACGGGTGGCCCACGTCGCCAGCATCCCAGATCGCCTGCCGTGTCAGGCAGAACGCATCCCGCCGCACCCGTTGCGTGTCACGCGCTTTCGTCCGCCAGTGGCTACGCCCGTTCGGTGACAAGCTGGCCGGTGGGTGCGACATGGTGAGGACGAGTCGATCAGCAGCCGCCACAGATCCATGTGGCGCGCTGTACGCCTCGCTGCCGCGCCCCTGCCCCGCCGCTGGCTCCTGCGTCCTATGCGCCATCTGCGCCCCTCTCAGCCCCGTCCTGCGTCGTCGTGGTGGTGACGAGGAGGTGCTGTGTGAGTGCGGCGAGTGCAGCGTTCACGTCAGCGATAGCAGCCTTGATAGGCGCGCCAGCGGCGAACCACTCGACATACCCGCCAGGCCTGTCCAATGCATCCTTGCGAAGACGCTCTCGCGCCTCCTCTGCCTGATGTCGCCGCTCGGCTGCGATGGCGAGGTCGAGGTACAGCAGCGCCTCATACACTGGCAGCGTCAGATGGCTGCCTCGGCTGGTCAGTTCTCGCAATCGCTCCAACGCCGCGATCAGCCCCGCGCCGCCGTCCGCGCCCCGCTGGGTGTCGGTGGTGTGGTGTCATGCTGTGATCCGTTCGTTGCGGTCGAATGACTCGATGGCGGAGATGGCGACTGCCGCAACCTGCACCAACTCAGCGCGATAGCGACCGAGCCACTCCTGCTGCTCCAGCGTGTCGTATGGCGGCACCCACGCCTTGCAGACGGCTTGTGCGACCTCGCCAATCTCTTCGGTCAGGATCGCCAGCCACATCGCTGGCGTGTGATTCTGTTCGCCCCACTTCTCGATTTGCCTGATCTGCTCGTCTCCGACTTCCCGCATCGCCATCATTCCCGCTCCAATCCCGCGCCACGCCGCGCGTCTCGCTGCTGTGCGTCCCGTTCGATCTTGAGGATTCGGCCATGCAACCACTTCACGGTGCCCATGTCTCCGCCTTTGTAGGCGTGTCCGATGCGATCAGCGATTCGATGAGCGAACGCCCGACCATCAAGGCACAGCCGCAAGTCATCTGGCATCACCTGTTCGTCGTCCTGCGGCATCGGCTTCGTCTCACTCGCCATCATCGCCCCCCCGCATCGTGCGCGTCAGCGGCGGCGTAATCAGTGAGTGCCCCAAACAGCAGCATCAGTCGCAAGGGTAGGTCGTCGTTGCCGATGCCGTTATGGCACTCGTCGCGTAGCTCGCGGACCAATGCGACGACATGTTGGGCAGCCTCCAACTTCGCGCCCTCTCGCCGCATCGTTTCAACCAGCGCGTCGTACCGCATCTTGTGGCCTTCGATGAGCGTCTCGGCAACCTCTAGCTTTTCGAGGTAGTCGGCAGCCGTGATCCGGAGCCAGTGGATCTTCTGATCAGGCGTCATCTCAGGATCGTCGGCCACGGCATCGAAGAACGTGACCATCCCATCCAGGCCGTCGCCGCCGTCCGCGCCCCGCTGGGTGGCGGTGGTGTGTGTCATCGGTCTTCTCCCGGAGCAAAGTGCAGCAGCAGCGGCAGCATCGGAATCAGGCAAACGTAGACCTTCAGCGAGTCGTCAATCGCACGATCCCAGAACACGCCGATCCAGATGTCGCGTGGCTCGAAGAACCAGCGAATCGTCAGTCGGCGCGGCGCATCGTCCCAGCATGAGCGACACTGCCGCACAAACGCCGTGTTGTGTGCGAACGGATAGTCAGTCACTACCTCGTCGTCTTCGAGATTCCAACTCCAGTGGCCGCATGTCTCACAGCGTCCGATTCGCGCGAACAGGTTGCGGAGTCGTCGTATCTCACTCGCCATCATCGCCCCCTCTCGTGCAGGCTGCCGGCCGGCGTGGGCAGCTCGGCGACTCCCAACACGGCCTGTCGTTCCAAGTCCAGCAGTTCGTCCAGCCGCGCCATCACCTCGTCGCGGGTCAGGTCGACGCCGAGGTAGCGGTGTGCATACCAGCCAGCAACGTAGGGCTTGAACCAGTCGCTGTGCGGCACCATCACCCACGGTCGTTCGAGGTAGACACGCCCCTGAATCGACAGATGGCACGCCTGGCAGAGCGCCAACAGGTTCCACCAGCGGTTGTTGCTCGGATTGATGTCGAGGTGGTGGACCGTCAACGTCCGGCCGCGCTCGGGATCGTGCCGGTGCCCACAGCGGATGCACTTGCCGTTCGCGTCGGACTTGACCTGTTGGGCGATCTGCGGCCAATCGGCCGGATAGGTGCCGGTACTCCTACGGGTCATGCTTCCGCCTTCCGGTAGTCACTCGCGCCGATCGACACGAAGCTCGTCAGGTGCCTGTCCCCGAGCCGCGAACCGACACGACCGCCGATCTGTGCCGGCGTCAGGTTCGATGCCACGACCAGCGGCTTCTCTGCCAGGTAGCGGCTGTTGATGAGGTCGAACATCTGCGCCTGCGCCCACTCGGTCGACTTCTCCGCGCCGAGGTCATCCAGCAGCAACACGTCGGCGTCCTTGATGCGCTTGAACCGCTCCGCGAACGTCTCGTCGCTGCCGTCGTTGAACGTCGCTTGCAGCTTGACCAGCAGGTCCGGTACGACCACGTAGAACGCGCTCACGCCACGGTCGACAAGCGACCACGCGATCGCCGTCAGCAGGTGCGTCTTCCCGCAGCCGTAGCCGCCGTGCAGGTACAGCCAGCCGGACGGCTCGGCCGCGAACGTCACCGCATCGGCCAACGCCTGTTGCGTCCCGGCATCACGCGGCGAGTAGGCGTCGAACGTCATCCGCCGCATGGCCGGTTGCAGTCCGGACAGCGCCACCAGCCGCGCCCGTTCCCGCGCTCGAAGCTCATCCTGACGGCACTGGCACGGGACGATCTGCCCGAACAGCGCGTGTCCCACCGGCACGTCGTAACGCAGGTAGCCAGCGCCGCCGCACGTCTCACACTGCGGCGTTTCTCGATTGGCGTGGGCGGTACTCGCTGGTGACGGGTTGCTCTGCCGCCGCGTCCGAATACCGTCCAGGTCGGTGATCGTTCCGAGTTGTCGCATTGGATTTTCGTTGTTCATCGT